AGTGCCAATCCCTACAAGCCCTGCCGAAGTAATGCGCAATTTCTCTGTTTGACTTGCCCCATTTGCATTGGTGTGGAAAGTCAGAGCTGTAGCATTTTGGTTTAATGTTTCATTGACACCGTAAATACTTGCAGCCCTGGCAGTGCCAGCCAGATTGGGTGAGAAGGAGACGCCAATAGCCGTATTGGCGTTTGCGCTGAAATTTGAGAAAAGCGCACCAACAACTGATGCTCCGGCACTAGTTTTTGCTACTTCAAGAATTTCCTGAGGCGCAGAAGTCCCCAGACCTACCCGCCCACTGGAGTCAACAAATAGGCGACCAGATCCGCCAGTCGTGATTGCAAACTGGTCAGCGCCGGGGCTGTAGATGCCGGTGTTGGTGTCGCCGGTGAAGTAGATGGCCGGACTGGCTGCACTGGCAAGAGGGATGCCAGCGCCGGTAGAGATCGTCGCGGTCGGGATCGTGACGGTGCCAGTGAAGGTCGGACTGGCCAGCGTCGCAAGGCCAAGGTTGGCAGCGGTCAGATCGCCAACTGTGATCCAGGCGCTGTTTGCGCTGTTGCGAAGTTTGAGCAGATTGGTCGTTGTATCAGCCCACAACTGATAGGCGTAGGTTGGGCTGGGAGCCGTAGCACCGCTGTTATTGCTGACAATGGCAGCTAATGCGCTGTTGAGATCGGAGCGGACGGCAGCGCCTGTGCCGTTGGCGATCACATAATCGTGTTGTGCCATGCCGAGTCCTTACAAGGACAGTGTTTGTCCAACTTTAGCCGCCTCGGCCATAACCAACCGCATTCCAGTTGAAGTTACGGCTAACCGCAGTTCCAGCCGAGTTTTTGAAGGTGACCGTGAAGCCAGTGCCGCTGACGCTGGTGACCTCAAAGTAATCGCCGGTTCCCATGTTCTGAGCGGTGATGCCGATGCTGGGAAGGTAGGCGTTGACTCCACCAAGGCTTGCTGTTCCAGTCCAGAAGGCATTGGTAAAGATGATTGCCTTGGCGCCAGCTCCGCTGCTGACCGCTCCATCACTGTTTTCGGTGCGGCGTTGGAAGGTGGCGTCGTAACCCAGTTCGTCCACCAAGATGTTTTGGTCGATTGAAGTGCTGCTGAGGTCAGCGCGAAACTGGAATCCACGACCACGGAAGGCGCCATTTACGAACTCCTGCCACGAAGTCCAAGTTGGGGTACCACTGGGGTTGTCGGTGGTGGAGCGCAACATGAGCTTGGCATTGACGTGATCGGTAACTGCCCCATCCCAATCCGGCCAATCGTCAACAGTATTAGTGCGGGAGTCCATCAGATCGGATGGGTAATAACCACGAGTGACGAAATATCGGCGGAGGTCAATAGAGAAGGTATTGCCGAGATCCAAAGTGCTGGCAAACGTGTAAGTGCCAGAGTCGTCAACTGGTCCAAGAATATCTAGGGTCGGCACCAAATCGAAATCAACAATCGAATCAAACAACGTGGTGCCATCTAGGGTCAGCGCGTCAAATTCCTCGCTGTAGAAGGTATTGGATTTAGTGCCTTGGAACGGTGGTGCGTCTTGGTCTTCGCGGCGGGTTTGGATTGTTAGTGGGGCGATAGTGTCGGGCAGGTCAATAATTACGCTGGTTTCACTGGCTGATTGCCGTCCACCGTCATCTTCAAATTTCACCAGCACTTCGCCTTCGACCAGTGGAATGATGGCCTCTGTGGCGCTACCCGATTTGGCTGGGATTAGGTCAACACTGTTGCTCCAAGTCGCCGTGCCGTCGTTCAAGCTGCTGTGGCGAATATGAAGTTTGCCGCCAACTTTTACGTCAAGATCAACGGTTTCGTCCCAGCGCAGGCGACCGGAGTTGTTATTGATGGCTTCAAACGTCAGATTTTGAACATTGCTGGGAACAGCAGTTTTACCAACAAGCGTGAATTGGGCTGATGCAATGTCGCTAATTTTATTGAGGTAGTTTGCCGCCGTTATTTGAATAGATAAAATGCCGGGGCGTGTTTGTTTAATTTGCACCGAAGGAGAGGTGCTGACAACCTGCTTCCAGTTATCATTATCAATTCGATAGTCAACCCGAAATTCGCTAACACGTTGTCTAGGGCTGATCCAGCTTAAATCAAAACCGGAAAATACATTTTGCCCATCTTGATAAATGTATTCCGATCCAGAGATGTCGCCAACTGTATCGGGCTTGGCAGACAGGTTGCTAATGTCTCGGCGCAATAATTTGTTATTGCTTTCAATCGCGTCGTAAATTGTGCTGTTGTACTGCAGTGCAGTTACGCCGTAGATACCATTTTCGGATTCAGCAACATTTAGCACGCGATATTGTTGGGCTTCGATGTCGCTGGTTTGGATCAGCCAAATGGCGTTGGCGTTGGGTGCTTCGCTAAATGCGCTGCTGACATTGATTGTGCGACCGGAAATGCTGCTAATAGTTTTGGTTTCCACCAAGCCAGTTGGCATCAGAACCGAAATTGTTGGGCTATTCGATAGGTTGACGGTGAGGTTGGTGCTGCTATCAACGGTGATGGCAGTTGTGGTGGCAGAACTGACGCGACCACTGCGACGTGAGCCAGCCCTTAATGGATCGGCAATGTCGATCACCATGCCTGGGCGTAGGATGATGCCGCTGTCGATTGAGACCGAGAAAGTGATGGTCTCGGTCAGGTTTTGTTCGCTCAGTAGCGCCCATTTACCAGCCCGATGCGCTTGGCCTTGGCTGTAACAACCCAGCGCCTTAATGTCTTTATTGATGATGCCATATTTGGCTACAGCGTCTGCATCTTCGATGTACTCGTACTCAACTTCGCCCAAGGTGTCGTAGGACTGCCAAGCAACAGTTGCAACGCTGTGGCGTGCCTTCTGGGATGATCCGCTGTAATTAAAAACGCCATCAACAACATTGCTTGGTCCCAGTAGATATTGCGAGTCGGTGGGTTTGTCCTGCTGCAGTACCAGCGAACCGGCGCCGTAATAGGCGATGCCACGGAACAGGCTGGTCATCTCTTGGATGACGTTGTAAACCTCGTCGCGGCTGTTAATCAGCAGGTTGCATGAGAAGCGAGGCTCCAAGGCACCTTTGCCGTTTTCAACCAACTCGTTGCAATACTGACTAATCGCATAAAAGTCATAACGATCTAAGTTGCTTGCTGGTATGCCTGCGCCGTAACGAGTGCTGGTCAATAAATCCCACAGGCACCAAGCTGGATCGTTTGACCACGTTGCCGCACCAAAGGTTCCATCCCAAACACCGGCGTAAGTTACGCGTCCCAGGTGCGTAGTTGTATCAACGGTTGCGTTGCTGGGCAACTGTATTTTTGCTCCACGGATTAGATATTTACGCTTGGGGATATTATTGAAGTTGCGCGAATCAAACCGCAGGCCAACAAGGGCGCTGTTTGGATAACGCAACTTTTCGTCAATAATTTCTGTATAGCTAGACCAGTAGATGTCATTTTGGCGCTTAGCGGAGCTTTCATCGCCACTTGTTCTTGTAACTCGGATGTCAACTGGAAATGCGCCATTCAGCGCCAGCATGTAATCGCGCTGATATAAATTGCCTGTTTTACCGCTAATTGTGTCGCTAATGACTTCTGTGTAACCGCCGGAATTATATTGGGTTTCAATTTTTAGCGATACGCTGTGGCCAACAATATCGCCGTCATCCTGCAGGATCTGCAATGCTGGTACGTTAATTGTTACGCGTATGCGATCAACAGCAGTGTTTGTAACTTGACGGGTGACGGGTGTTGATGCAAAAAGCTGGACGCTAACACCGTTTTCAGATTCTGTTGCATTTAAATCAGCGCCGATAACAGTTTGATTCTGCGTGCCGTTTCTGGTAACAACTTGATAACCGCGAAAGTTTTTATTTCCTGTTGCATCTTCAATCGGGGTGTCATCTAAGTAAATACTTTTGGCGCCGTTGTCTAGACCTTGAATTTCACCTTCGCAAATCAAGTCCAGAACACTTGCATATTGAGTGGACTGCAGCGAATCATCTGCCTCATAAGGTGTTCTTCTGCCGCCACCACCGCCCTTGCCGCCACCGCCGCCACCGCCACCAGCGCCAGCGATACCAAGGCCAAGACCGGCATTGTGTACGCGGATTCCGCCAGCGATGAAGGTGTGGTGACCTTCGACGGTCAGGTTGTAAACCGTGCCAGTGCAAAACTCGGTCTTGCCAACGATGGGGCGTAGATGGCCGTTGTGGTCTACAAGGCAGTCGTCAGAGCCGAGCGTGTCAATTTCGACGAAGGCGTTGAACTGGTTGAGAACCCAGTGGTTCGGGGTGGCATCAAGATGCTGTCCGCCCCAGAGCGTGTAGCGAATGACGCGCTCGCCTTCGTGTTCATGAACCTTGAGAATCTTGGCTTCGTGGACTTCGCCGGTGTGGTCAAAGCTCAGGACCAGATCGCCAGCCTGCAGTTCATCAATGCGGCGTTGACCGCTGGGTACATTGACGAGCGTGTGGCCAAGGAAGCAGCCTCCACCGCCGCCACCACCAGAACCTTGGAGTAGAGCTGTTCTTTTTGTCATCAACCCTTGCTCGCAAATACTTCGCCAGTGGATTTACCAGCATTGCCGCTGAACTCCACATCAAGGCCGCTAGAAATTACAGCGGAACCCACAAACAATCGACCGTAGGCAATCGGTACGGGCAATCCTTGCTTGGATGTGTTCACAATGCCGCTAAAGCTAAATGATTCCAGCTTTGCCGCCTCACGTCCGCGCTCAAAAGTTGAAGTCGAATTAACGGGTGCAGGCGAAAGAGCTTGTGCAATGCCGCCAAGGACAAGGCTGGCGCCTATACCAACAACAGCCGTTCCGATTGTTCCGATTCCCATAAAACCTCCCAAGGCCACACCAGCAGATGCAATGCCTCCCGTAACAATGGCCAAGGCGATCAGGCCAACACCCGCCAAAATCTGTCCCGCGCCATCGCCAGCACCAGCAATTACAGGCGTAATACTAAAAACTTCGCGCTCACTAAATGGAGCCGCAATCAACACGGCGTTTTGTTCGGTGACCTTTTCTTTTCCGATTGTTACGCGATAGCCAACACCGTCCTGTTCGCTATCAATCAGCCACTTTTCAAGACCGGGAAAATTGACGCAAAGTGCCTTGAGCGCCTGCGCTGGCGTGTCGGCTTCAAATTGGAAGCGGCACTGACCCAGCTTTTTGCGGAGTGCGCCGTAGACCTTAACGACTTTCATGCCGCAGGACTCGGGCGGTGCTTTTTAGATAATAGCCGCCATAGATGTCGCGGCTACTGAGGCGGCCTTGGATGTGGTGCAGGATCAGTTGGTCGCCAAGGTAGACGGCAGCGTGGTTGGGTAACGATGACGCAAGTTGCATCAGGATTGCGTCGCCGTACTGCATTTCCTCCAAGGGAATGGGGCGAAAACCTTCATTGGCGAAGTTGTCTAGGTATAAATTCTCACCCCGTAGCCAGAACTGATCGCGGCGGTCGTAATGGCTGAGGTTTAGCCCAAATTCGCGGTTGTACCAGTCGCGGCAGAGTGTGTAGCAATCCACAATGCCAAAGACGAATTCGCGCCCCACGTATGGCAATTCAAAGCCTTCTGGCTCGCAATAACCCCATTGCTCGGTCTGGGGATTGACAATGTGCCATGGCAGGCCGGATTTTTCGCAGGCAACGCGATCGGCTTGAGATGGCGCTGGGTTGGTTTTCGGGTGGCTATGCACCACCGCCACGATTTCGCCCTGTTCTTCGGCGGCAACATAGTCAGCCGGATCCAGCACGAAATGTTCGTCTGGGGTTTCGGCCATGTTGTGGCAGGGGAAATACCGTTTACGACCTTTGACCACCGCCACCAATCCGCAGGATTCCTTCGGGAACTCAGACTTAGCGTGTTCCAGTGCAGCCTCCTTAATGGCGTCGGTGAGCTTCATTGAATTAACCCCGCACTTGGGAATGAGCCGAATGGCAACTCAGAGTTTTCGCCAAACCGCAATTTGCACGAGCCAATCCGTTTGCCGCATTTATCGGCTGCCAAGGTGCCAACGCTATTGTCGTTGATGTCCCAGTAGTTGCTGCCGGTGTAGCCGCATTCGGTGCTGCGGTATTTCCACTGGCAGATATTGGCAATGATTTGGCGTTTGGGGATCATCACGCCAGCGAGGTCGAATTTGCTGGCCAACTCAAAACTCACGGAATCGCGGTTTTCGCTTGCCTTGCGATCTACGTACCAGACCTCATCGGGAAATTTGGCATGTGGGTCTGCGGCGGCTTCGCCATCAAGGTATTTTTTCAGGGTGCGGATCCTCTTGACCGTGGCGCCACCGAGGTCGTTACCGGGTGTGGTGGCGTTGACCAGCAACAGCAGCGTGGTCATGGTGCCATCTAGGTTGCTGATGGTCAGCGTGGGGCGTGGCAACGTGCCTGTATTGGTGTATTCAAAGCCTTCGGCCTTGACGGGCAAGCGGACATAGGCGTTGCCGTTCCATGTGATGTTGCCGCTGACGTTGGCGTTGCAGCCGTTGTGCCAGCGGTAGGTGTCACTGCTGCCGTGCAGGGTGGTGTCCAGCGTCATTTCGAACAGTTCGATAATGGCGCTCGGCGCCAGTGCGGCCAGCTCCTCGTAGACGCTGCTAATCGCCGTCCAAACGACCGTGCCATCCGTGATGGTGCTGCCGATGTCGGTTGGCCACGCCGGTTGGGTGCTGGAACTGGTGCCAGCCGTGGTGCATTGGAAGACGAGGCCGGATGCCTGCAGGCTGCTAGCGCGAACAATCGCACCAACGGCATAAGTAGTTGAACTAGCCCAAGCCGAGTACGCCATCAGGGTTCAAATACTTGTTGGAACGTAGCTGTAATAGTGGCGCGATTGTTGTACGTGATGGTTTTATTCCATTGCGGGCAAATCCACTTGTACGACGTTGCCTCGTCAGGTGGTGTCCAATCAAAGCTGGCGTTGTCAGCAGCGCGGTTGTTCAGGAAGGTTTCGATGGTATCAGCGTTGGTTTCGGTAATGTTCTGCCACGTCAGATCCCAGCTTTTAGGATTTTGATTGAGGCCGTAGGTCAGACGCTGCTGGTAGCCGTCACCAAACTGCACCGTGCGGACGTTGGGGCGATTGTTCTTTTGAGCGCCGTAGGTGGCGGTAATAGCAGGGAAGGTAGCCATTAGGCGAGCAAGCCTCCGGGACGCTTCTGTTTGATCAATTCTTGCTGAACGGCAATACCAATGGCCTTACCGAGTGCATTGGCTTGTGCGCCGTCACCCTGCACGTTAGAGCCATTCGCGTCTACGTTCACCACAATATTGCCACCGCCACTAAATGAACCGGAAGGAGCAATGCCACCGCTACGACCCGGCATGAACAGTTCAGGGCCGCGTTCGCCGACCAAATACCCCTGACCGGCCATGACAGAGCCGCCATTGGCACGCTGCGGGATGCCGTAATTAGGGCCAAACGTCCCAAACCTGCCAACCGCGCCACCACCGGCGCCAATCGGAGTGCTAGGGCTGAATGGCGTCAGAAATGCTCGAATTGAGTTAATCGCCTGCTCAATCACAAAAATACGAAGTAGTTGATTGGCAATATCAACCAAAACACCAGAAGCAATTTGCTGGAGACTTTGCTGCCAACTTTGCGATCCCTGAATGAGCAAATCAAATGTATTTGTCAATCCCTGACCGAGGGCGCCGGCAATTCCATCCGCTAGTGCCTTTTGTTGTTGAACTGCTGTGTTGAGTTGATATTGCTGCTCAATATGCTTTTTCAATGCGTCCATATGGTCCTGATCTTGCTGGCGCTGGATTTCCGCCATGCTGCGTTGCGTTTCGCGCTGGTTCGCAATTAATGCTGTATTGCCTTCAAAAATAATGGCTTCTTGAGCGCGTAAATCTTTTTCAGCAGCAAGTTGCTGTGCATATTTGTATTGCAAATCAACTTCGCGTTGCATACCCTGCAGACGCGCCACAAGCATCGGGTCGCGTGCGGCTTGTGCTGCGGCAATTTTGTCTTGCAGGTCTGAATTAATACGCAGGATGCCGCCTTCTGCGATTCGATCACGCACAACTTCCGCGACGCGCTGCCTCTCCTCGGCTGCTGCTTTAGCGGCACGCTTCGCATCATTTGCAGCCTTGGACGAGCTGCGCCCACCTCCAGTTTCACCAAGCAGGGCCGGTGGAGCACCTGTAGCGGGACCATTAACGGGTAAAAGGGTTGACCTGCCTTGCGGAGCAACAAGGCCAAGTGTTTTATCTAAATCTTTTTGCAGGCTGCCGCGAAGTTTTCTTAATTCAACCAATTTTGCTTGTACTTGTTTTTCGGCAAGGCTGCCGGGGCGAACTTTCTCTAGTTGTTTTTGATTTGCTGTAATAAATCTGTTGATGCCTGCAACTTGCCCCTGTAATTCATCCGTGGTTTTACCGCGCAGGCCCGCCAAAAATGCTCTGTACTGAGCCTGCATATATTGCAAGCCTTGAACAAATCCATTAACAAACGCAGTTAAATCATCCAAAGCAATTTTCAAAGATGGCGCAAGGGTATTGCCAATTTCTCGTGCTAGGGCATCGACGCCATCTTGCAAGGTGCTGAATTTGCCTTGGAGCGTTGTTGATTGAGCAACAGCACCATTGGCGTATTTACCTCCTGCACTTGTCAAATTTTGAATAGCTTGTTCAACAGCTTTGGCGCTAAATCTCCCTTTTTCTAATGCTTTCCTAAATTCCTCGCCACTCATGCCATACATGCGCTGCAGTTCTTTTTGCAGTGCGATGCCGCGCTCTTGGAATTGCAGTAGTTCTTCGCCCTGTAAACGCCCTTTGGCCTGCACCTGACCGTAGGCGGTGACCAACCCCTGCAGTTCGGCGCCAGTTGCACCTGAAACATCAGCTAGGCGGCGGGTTGTTTCAACAACTGCATTGGCCTCAACGCCGAATGCTTGCAACCGCTTTGCAGCGTCAATTAACTCGGTGCTGGTGAATGGCGTTACGGCGCCAAGCTGTTGCAACTCCTGAATGATTTGTTTGGCCTGCTGTACGCTGCCGGTCAATACCTGCAGGCTCTTTGTTTGACTTTCTATTTCCGCCGTTTTGGCGAAGACGAACCGCGCCGCTTGAATCGCAGAAAAACCAGCAGCCAGCCTGCCAACTGCAGCCGTTAAACCACCAATGCCAGCCTGTGCCTGTTTTGAAGCATTGTTGATATTGCGAAGCTGATCAACCGCGCCACGACTATTTACCTGTACGTCAACGACAGCTACAGCCACAGCAACGCACTAACCCTGTCCTTGCAGTCTATCGCCGTGCTCTGGCGTTGGCCTTATCCATCTCGTCTTTTTCGCGCTTCGCCTTAACCTCGTGGTAGGCGGCAAACATTACAAATTCGGCTTCCGTCAACTGAGCGCGTAATTCGCTGACGGTTTTACCCAGTTCCGTCGCTAGGAAGAACTCAAAGAACAGCCAAGAGTCTTCCTCTAGTCTTTTTTTGCTTCGTCCAGCAGCGGCGGAGCGCCCAAGCCAAACAGGAACAGCTCCAGCTCGTTCAGCACCGATTCAGGCAGTTCGCGCTGGAGCTTGGCGGCATCGGCAGGAGCAAAGGCCTTGGTGCCATCCTCAAGCTCAGCCATATGGCACAGCATCTGCGTGCTGATCTCCAGAGCCTCTTCACTACCGGCCAGCGTCATTGCCCGCTTACGGTCGGCACGGGTGATCGGCTTGAAATACAACGCCAAAACAACAGCGCCATCGGCTCCTTTAATGTCGAACCGGCGACGCTCGTTCAGGTCAAACGCCCCGGTGAGAAGATCAACAGGGCGCTGATTTGCGGCGGGCATTAGATGCTCAGAGTTAGGGTTCCGCTAGAAACGAAATTGAGGGTAACAATCTCGATCTCGCCAACCGTAGCACTGTATTCGGCGCTCGTCACCACGATGGTGCCCGTGATCTTTTTACCGCCGGTTTCGTCCAAATACAGCTCAACGGCTGCATCGGCCTCGTCCGTGGCTTGGTTCACATCCTTGATCAGATCAAGTTTGTCACCGGCGCCGGGAGCGTCGTACATGACTTCGATGGTGCCCGACCCGCTGATCAGACCACCAACGTTGGCGCGGTAAGTAGCGCCTTGGGAGGTCACGTCGTATGATTCCTTTTCAACGGTCATTGACCATGACCGCACTGCTGCGATCTCGGACAGACCGCCGCTACCAGCTTTGTCAAAGAAGACGGTGCCTTGTTGACCGCGATAGAAAGCCATGATCAGATGTCCAGAGTGATGGCGCCGTTGGTCACGAAGTTCAGGGTAATGACTTCGATTTCGCCCACGGTTGCAGAATACTCAGCCGAGGTGATGACACCATTGAAGCTGATTTTTTTGGTGCCGCTGGTGTCTAGGTAAAGCTCAAACAGAGCCCCACCCTGATCGGTGGCGGTATTGGCGTGTTCGATGAACACATTAGTTTCGTCTGCGCTGCTGGCGGTATACAGCACTTCGCAGGTGCCAGAGCCGCTAATCAGGCCGCCAACATTTGCCCGATAGGTAGCACCAAGGGCGGTGGTGTCCAGCGATTCCTTTTCAACGGTCAAAGACCAAGAGCGGGTGCTGGTGATGGTTGCAGCAGTGGTGCCCGCGTCGTCGAATTTGACGGAGCCCTGCTGGCCACGGTAAAAAGCCATGGTTACAGATCCTCGAAGGTTTCAAAGGTCAATCTGACCTGTGTTTGGAAGAAACCCTCTGGAGATGGCGTAGCCACCACCTCGGGCCCTGTCGGGGGATCAAAGTGAACCCCACTTACAACGATTCTATTGTAAAGATCACGGATCCTTTTACCAACGGTGAGGTTGGCGCCGGGTCCAACGCCCTTGGCAGAAAAAATATTGATGACGGCAACACCAATAACACTGTTGCTGCTACCGGTTGTGCCTCCCATCGTCAGGAAGGCGTTGTTGCCAAACGAGACGAGGCATTGAACCCAAGTCCCGTTGTTGGGCGGGCTGTACGCCTGATTATGAAAAACAATAGGGATGACAGGTGACGAAGCCAGCTCAGTGGCAAGCCGACCTTCAATGGTGGAACGGATCGTGTTGAGGTTTACGGCGGCCATCAATCTTGTTTGCCGATCTGATCAGCTAATTGTCGCGCCCTATTCGTCATTTGTCTTGCGACAATGTCTACCCAGCCAGCGGGGGCTTGAGGTGAATGGCCATTGGCGAGCGGTTCGGCGTAAACCAAACTGTTATGAACGTTATAGGTGTTGCCAATTTTTTCTTCGCCAATCGAATAATTGAGGCCAACGGGCGCGTCTGACCTTGTATTGCCTGCGTCATAATTGCCAGTTGCGTTTTCGCCGATAACCCAGCTAGCGCGGAAGCGCCCTGTATCCACGGGGCTACGGGCTTTCAGTTCGGCGTCAGTTTCAAAAACAACCACGCGCATCAGTTGATTTAGCTTTTCCTCGCTGTAATCACCGATTTGATCGAGCCTGATGCGCCTAGCCATCGTTAAGCCCTCAGGAACAGTTCAACCGCAATGGCGGTGTTGTCTTGTTCGATGACGTTAATTTTTACGATCTGATGCACAATGCTGCTGATAACAACACGATCAGAAAGGCTAGGTGTAATCGTCAGGTCAGATGCGGCAATGATCAGCTTTTTATCTTGCTCGTGAACCAACTCGTTTAATTCTTGCTTGCGAACGGCGTCAACAACACCTTTGATGGTCGTGTTGGTTTCGGTTTCGGTGATCGCTCCGGTCGTCGTGTTGTACGCACCGCCGCTGACTTGGCGATAGGTCACGTCCCCGCCAAAACGGTTAATGACCTTGCTGGCAGTTTTACGAAGCGAGGTTGCAAGTGCCATCAGAGCTTGTAGGCAACGCAGTGGCCGTTTTGCAGTTTGATGCTGGTAAACACGCCATATAGCGTTGTGGCCGAACTCATGGACTGGCCGGACAAAGTAGACCCATCCCAGTTTTGGGCCGTGATGGCATCAATTTGGGTGTTTGTCGTGAAATGAATTGCCGCCCAACGGCCAGTGCGCGTTGTGGTGTCGTTGATAAAAGTTGCGCCTTTGGCGTAGTCAATACCGAGAACGTTGGAGTCGCTCATCATCAGATTTTGTAGGCGATGACTTTGCCGCTAGCCAGCGTCACGCTGGTAAACACGCCCTCAATCTGATCACCCTTGCCCAAAGGAACGGAGCTAAAGGTATTGCCGCTGGCATTTTGAATCGTGGCAGTGCTGATCACGGCGTCGGCCACGGCATACAGCTTCCAGAACCGACCGGTATGGGCCGCAGTGTCGCTGATGTACTCAAAGCCAATGTTGTAGGCGTCGTTGTCGGCCATGGTCAGCTACGGCGAATGGCAAAGTTGCCCGGTCCACTGATTCTAAGTCCAGTCAAATACCTTTCATAGATCGGCGGGAGGCGATCAGCACCGGTAGCCGATGCACTAGCACCAGCATTAACCACGCTTAGGCTGCCGATGGTGACGGACTTGTAGTCCTCCATCCCGCTCAAGCCCATCCCATCTTTGTTGTTGTTCAGATAGGTGGCCAGCACGCACTGAGCTTTTTTGATCTGATCGGGAATTTCCGTGTCGGTGTAATAGTCCGTGGTGATGCGGAACGGAAAGCCGACGGCGTAGGTATTGATATAGGTGTCGGGCTTGCGAACACCAGTACGCGGCCATTGCAGGGCTTGGGTGTCGGTAGCGCGTGCCCCAAGGAACCGTTCACGGTCTAGGCGTTGGGTTGCCGTATACAGTGCCCGATTTTTCTGATCCGTCGTGGCAGTAGCCCAAGCCGTTACGTCGTCGTCTTGAACGAA